GTGAGAGTGGAGTCATTCATCCTGGCAAGATGCTCGAAGCGCGGGCTTTCAATAACCTGGTAGTTATTGGCGCAAAAATGGGCCTTTTTTGGCGTTACTTGGTCTTCGAGGGTTAGGATAAGGGTTAGGATTGAAAGGGCGAGAATCGGTAATATTTGAGTCATGAGATAATGGTAGGTCCTATCCGTGGACCGCGCAAGTTTAATTAATTTCGCATTTTTCTGTTTCGTAGTTGAATATACCAGGACACTCGATCAATTCTTTATCTTGGTATACGTTCTCGGCGCTTGGTTTTTGGTTATCGTGGCTTATTACTAGAAGCGTTGTAGCTATTACTAGAGTTATTAGTACTTTGGTCATGGGTTAATCCTTCGTTTCGCGATTCGAGTTATTCGAACCGCAAGTTTTTACACACGTATGATCGCACAACGTAGCACGCACCGCAATGCGTTGTGAAAATGGTTCACGGTGCGCGGTCATAGGCTCTTGACTCACGAATCTCAGCACTAAGACAACGGACCGCTATGTGCCTATAGGGGGGTCTATAGTCTAGGGCATAGTCTAAGGGGGGGTATACCCCAAAAATAGGCTGCCCGGGGTTAGTGTAATACATCGCCTCACGCACCCCACCCTTTCCCCCTTTTTACTAGGTTCGCATATTATTTAAACCCTAAACTTATTTACAAAAGTTCGCATATTACTAAAATCTATACACTATAATCCGGTAACGCGTCGAGCATAAGCGAATTCTTATTTTTAAGCTACCTTAACCTACGGAGAAACTACCCTGTTGCCTCGAACTCTCTTTTTTGGTAATTTTTTGAAATGGAAGAATCAAAATCCCTGACCGATATCGAAAAAACGGACGAAAATTACCATTACATGGATGAAAACGGCGATATTCACGTCGTAAATGTCATTTCTGGTGAAATTGTGCGAAGCGCACCGCGCTTTGAAGATGGCAAAATTCCTGGTCGTGACTATCATCCAGTGTTCACGAATCAAAACTCAGCTTTTTGGAATTACAACCAGCTCTACCACGACCTCATTGTGCAGCTCGTTGCTAAAGGACATTCGTTCACATCTATTGCAAAGCGTCCAGAAATGCCATGTACTACCATTATTGCAAAGTGGCGAAGGGAGAATCCTGATTTTGAGGAAGCTATTAAGGCCGCAAAGCAGGCACGTGCGGAAGGATTCGTTGACCAGATCATAGATTCCCTGGAAGAGACTAAGGATCTGGCAAAGGATGAAGTACCAGCTGAAAAGCTTTGGATGGATAAGCTTAAGTGGCTTGCGGAGAAATCGGACCCTAAGGGCTATGGGACCAAATCTGGACCTAATGACGCTGCAACTGGTCCAGTCCAAATGATTATAAATACGGGGGTTCCATTGGATAGCGAATCGCCGAACGTAAAAACTATAGAGGTAGAGCATGAGCAGTTTGAAAAATAGAGTCCTAGCGGATCGTGGTTTTGTTAACCAGGCGGAAACGGTTGATACGAGTAGAGAAGCCGTCTATGCGCTTCAGGGTAAGATTAAGAAACTAACGCGTATGATTGAAGATTCGAAGAAGGCGTTTGAGAAGCAGCGAAGCGTGGAGCTAAACGAGGCTAAGGATACTATCGTTGCGCTTGAGCGGGAGATCTTTGAGCTCAAGAAGGGGAACGAGCGCCTCACCAAATCTTTGGCGAAAGCCGAAGGCATTATCAAGCAGATGGAAAAAGAAGCTAAGTAGTGGCGGGTAGAAAGCATTTCGATTTTTTCGAGCTATTTAGACAGGAGAACGGGCGCTTCATTACGCGTGTCGATCATATCGACGAGTACACTACCATTAGAGGGCTTGCCTCTAGGGGAGTTTTGGATGCGGACGAGGCGTGGCTTTTAGAGCGTACCATTGTTGCAAACGGGGTTATCGTAGAGGTGGAATACGCCGACGATGCCCGCTTTTCTCAGTCCTGGGATAATAGGCTTGCATCTTTCGGACCTCCTGCCAACGGCACGGGCGCAGCGCCTGGGGATCCGAATTTGTTTATACCGCCTGTTAGGATTTTTACAAGCGACGGAACTGTGTTTTCTCCAACTGGAGGAGGGTCAACAGGGACTACTTTTCAAGTAGGTATTAACAATACTGGTTGGACTCTTGTACCTGCCAATGTAATTGATAATATTGTAAGTCTTAATATCCAAAACAACACAGGTCAAAACGTTAGATTAAATTTTGATAATACAGAGCCTGGGTTTTTGGGTCAGCAATTGGCTGATCAGCAGGAAAGAATTTATACGTTGTTTCCGAGGGCAATCGCCGACGTAACTTTTCTAGTTTATGCAAAAAGTGAACTAGGTGCGGTTACTTTGGACGTGGAGGCAATAGCGCAATGACGTTAACGACAGCGGTATCAGGACCTACCCCTTGGCGTAGGCTAAGAAGGGTGATTCCTGGTACATCGACGTTTGTAGTGGATATAGCAGCTCTTTCCCAGCTAAAAGCGGCCAAATATTTTGTTAGTATAAGTAATGAGGTAAACAGCCGTTATAACAGGTTTGAGCTTAACGTAACTAATGAAAATTCGAACTTAAGGGATACTATTTCTAATAAGTTCATAGCTGGAGGCATGAATATTGAGTTAACAGTGAAGGTTAACGGGGTAAATGCCGAATTAGAAGTTATTAATAACGAGACATTCGATTTGGATATCGAATTAATACGAGGAGTGTTTAATGTCTAGAGATATTGCAGGTTTTGAATTAGGTTTTAATTTATTTGAAGAAAATGGTGATTCACCTATTTCTACTCTACGAGGATCAGGTGCGCCTGGAGCTGACGGCTCTTTTCAGGATAACGCTAACCCAGGTTCTTTTTATCATAACAGTGCCGGTGAAGTTTACGTAAAAAAGAGCGCAGGAGCAGGGACTGACAAGTGGAGCAAGCTTTCAGATGCAGATGACTTATTAAATTTGTCATGGAGAGGCGAGGTAGTTAGAGCTCTAACTGACGATACGGTTGCAGCGGGCTCAGTAGATCCTACTTCTTGGAGTGATAACGAGACTCCAGTAGCCGCTGGTGATTTTACAGTAGGCGAGTTTGTTATTGGTGATGCTGATGGTACTCCAGCTCTTTTTGAAGTAACGGCAATTTCAGCACCTAATATTACGTTAGCCGCTGCGGCAGATCCTTTAGCAAATAACGATGCGTTTATTGTTCGTAATTATTTACCGGACTCTCCAGCATCACAGGAAAACGATGCTCTAGTTGTTTATAACGGTTCGGTTATGATCAAACTTGCAGATGTTGATTGGAACTTTGCAGATGGTATTAACATCGCAGCTGGTTACGCAGCTTCAGCTGGAGACGTATCTTCTTCTGATACAGTACAAGGTGCTCTACAGAAACTAGATGGTAATTTGGATAACACTAGTTCTATCTTAGGTAGAAATGTTCAATCTGATTCTGATATGGGTAACTATACTGGATCTTTACTTAACGATGGCGAGTCTATTAAGCAGAATATTCAACAACTAGAAACTGAAGCGCAAGCTCTTAGAACTAGTCTTGGTGGAGTTGCTGGCGACGTAGACATGGGTGTTTACACTGGAAACATTATTTCTGATAACGTTAACCAGAGAACGGTTAATCAAGAATTAGAATCTGCTATCGAAGCTTTAGAATCTACAGCAGGACCAGCTGATATTGCACAAAATACTCCAACTGTAGTGGATACTGTTTTAGTAGATGAATTTCAATCGGCAGAGTGGGAAGTAACAGCACACGATATTGGAGACCCTACTAAGGTAAGAAAGTTTAGAATAGAAGGTTTTCACAACGGACACGCTGGAGCTGACGCTACTGTTGTAAAAGACGATATTTCTAGAAGACAAAACATTGGTGGAACTTTTAATATCCAAGCTAGTGTCGTTTTATCTGGGACAGGAGCTTCTCAGACAATGGGATTACAGCTTGATACTAGCGATGCTGACGGTATCAGATATACTGTTAGAAGAACAGGCGTAGCTGCTTTATAGGATAGTGTATGACAATTAATGCCGAAGAAGCTTATGGACTAGAACCTTTTGGGGTTGCGTTTAAAGACGACGACGGCAATGTTTTATATTATTTAACAGGTGGTAGTGGGAGTCCAGTAGGAACTGACTCCCCTATTGCCACTTTGTATATTGATCAAGATAGCGGGTCTGTTTGGCGTAAGTTCGCTTTAGGAGCTACTAATTGGTCAAAGTTAATTGAAGATAGATTTATTGATAGAATTTATCTGGATGATATTTTAGTGCCAGAGAACAAATTTGTTGTTTTGCATGATGCTTGTTTTACTACGGGCAATTTAATCCTTGAAGGGGAGGCTATTGTACTATGAGTTATATAGAGTTTAACAAACAAAATGAGCCTGATACGCCTGCAAGCGGTAAGATGCGTTTTTATGCCGATCAAGGCACTAACGAGCCTTACTACAAAACGGATGCAGGAGCGGCTCAAAGTTTAATTGGACCTCCCGGAGCTACAGGACCAGCAGGACCAGCAGGACCAGCAGGACCAGCAGGACCACAAGGACCAGCAGGACCAATGAGCGTTGAGGGTGAGGTAAATGAACCTGGAACAGTAACACTTCCAAACACTACAACTAAAACTATTATCTATACTGATACTTTTAACGTATCTACCGCTGGTAATTGTTACTTGCAAGTCTCGTTAGCTGTCAGAACACATAGCACAGGTAATGACATGGAGTTTGACCTAGACTTTGATGGATCTATTTTAACTCCCGAATATGCTGAAGAACATAAAGATAATATCGCTGATCAGTCAATGTGGAGATCTTATACATTCCCTTTAGGAAACGTAACGGCAGGTAATAAAGATTTAGATCTAAGATTTTCTAAAGAAGCTACTGGTGGAACTGCACAGCTTAAAGGTTATTCTGCATTTTTGGTGAGGTACTCATAATGTATATAAATAAGACTGCGAACATATTAGATTTAAACAAGTTTAATGATGATGCAAAGGCTTTAATTTCTAAGATAGAAATAGTATTAAAATTTGGAGATGATGATTTAAGATTTACCTTAACTGAGCCACTTACTGCTCAGGAAGAGTCCGATCTAGATGATTTAATTACAAACTTTGTAGATACAGACCCAGCATTAAAAGTTCCTAAGATATACAGCATTGTTAGAGATGGTATTAAATCAAAGCACCACACTGATATAAATTATAAAAGTGTTGAGCTTACTCAATCTTTAATACCAATTAGAACAGTTACTAAGGGTGAAGTAACCCAAGTCGATTGGTATAAATCTCTTGATGAAAACAATGCTCCTCAAGATAAGGTTATTAGAGTTGAAGTAGTTTATAATAGAGATGCATCTGGATTTGCAATAAGCAGAACGACTACGAGAACATGGATCAATATTGATGAATCCGACAATGAAGAAAATAAAATTACCCATAAACATTACTTTGTTAATCCATCAGACCAAATTGATGAAGGCGTAAAAAGAAGATCACTTCTTGTTAAATCAATTCAATTTCCTGTCCTTCAAGGAATGATGGAAGTACTCATGCCTCTTGGGTTTGATAAGGGAACAGTAATACTAAAAGGTCGTGATTTTATGGATGAGTATGAAACTGAATTTAATAAATTTGTGGATAACTCATCTTCAATTAACGACCCTGCTGACCCTAATTTTGGAAAAAAATCAATTGTTGTAAAAATCGAAGAAGAAAATAAAGCTAATTACGTTCAATGGCTTGACTCTGCTCCTCCTGTTTTTGGTGGCGGTATAACTATTAGGCAGTATTTAGTAAACGAGTTTAGTATATGATAATTTACTTTTATAAGTTAAGACCAACCTACCATCCGTTTCCTCTTTTTTCTTGGGCAATAATGGTATTTCAAGGGATGCTTCCTTGGAAGAAAAATGCATATTCGCATATGGCGATGGGATTTCATTCCGAGACAGGAGCTTTAAAGATAGCTGATGTCCCTTTTGCCGGAGCAAGAGAGATGACAGGCGATGCTTTTTTTAAAAAATACGATAAAGTGGATATTAAAAAAAGAACGTACGGCATTGATAGAATAGAATTTTTAAAATGGCTAGAGAGTCACGAACATAAAGTTTACGATCATAAACAGATTCTAGGGTTAGCGTTAAAAATTCTTAACATAAGAGGGTTTAACAAATCCGGAAGTAATTTTGAAAAGCTTATTTGTAGCGAATTAATTCTTTCTTTTTTGGTGGAGTTTGATGGACTTAAACTAAATGATCCAGATAACTGGGACCTTCACATGACTTGGGATGCGATTTGATTAAACAAGAGTTCAATACAGGATACGAGCCGCGTCCGTTGCAAGCTTTTTTGCATAAGGAGCTAAAACGTTTTAACGTCCTAGTCTGTCATAGACGTTTCGGCAAAACGATCTTTACTCTTAACCACTTATTGGCAAAAGCTTTAACAAATCCTTTGAGAAATCCTCAATATGCCTATTTTGCGCCTACTTACAAGCAGGCGAAACGTATTGCATGGGACCCTTTGAAAGAATATGCCCGTCATATTCCAGGGTTTAAAGAAAACAAGCAAGAATTAACTATAATGATTCAACGAACCTGGCTACCAGACCCGGATACGATAAAGATCCTTTTAATTGGTAGTGAAGATCCCGATACAGTTAGAGGTGTCTATTTAGACGGAGCTGTATTTGATGAGTTCGCCCAGTGTGACCCTATTATTTGGGGAGAGGTGGCCAGACCAGCTCTGTCTGATCGAAAGGGATGGGCCATATTTATTGGGACGCCAAAGGGTAAGAATCATTTTGAAAAAAGATATAATGATGCTTGTGAGAATCCAAATTGGTTTACTTGTATTTTCAAAGCTAGTCAAACTGGTATTATTGATGATGAAGAACTAGCTGAGATCCGCGATGAGATCGAAGAGGAAGAATATATGCAAGAGATGGAATGCTCTTTTAACGCTGCTATTAGAGGCGCGTATTTTGCTAAAAAATTAAACATCATTGAAGAAAAAGGTCAGATAGGAGCTTACCCGTACGATCCTGGATTACCTGTAGACACTTTCTGGGATCTAGGCATGGATGATTCGATGTCTGTATGGTTTAGACAAAGAGACCGCTCAGGTTTTCGTTATATAGAATACTTTGAAGATAATGGTTTATCGATTCCTGAAATGTGCAAAATTATAAAAGAAAAAGAATATAGTTATGGACGACACGTTGTCCCTTGGGACGCTAACGTAAAAGAAATGACTAGTGGACAGACTAGAATCAATACGTTTAGAAAACATTTAAAAAATGTAGAAATGCAAAAGAGACAGGCGGTAGAGGATAGAATACAAGCCGCACGAAATATTATCCCAACAAGTTTTTTCAACAGAGAGTTAACCCAAAAAGGTCTAGATTCTCTTATGAATTATCAAAAAGATTGGGATTCGAAATTACAAATATTTAAAAATAAACCAAAGCACGATTGGACCTCTCATGCAGCAGATTCTTTTGGATACTCAGCTCTTGATAGGAGAGAATCTTTCTTTGGGGATACAAAGTACGATGAGCTGCCAAGGCAGGCAAATTTAGAATATAATGAATTGGAGACAGCATGAGTTCAAGTGCAGGAAAAATTGTTTCGGCAGCCATTAACCCTATAGCTGCCATAAGTGGATCTTTAGGCAGAGGCTTAGGTAGGGCAGCAGGAGTTAGTGACCCTTCTACTGCAGGTTTATTAGGTGGAGCAGCTCTAGGTGGAGCTTTAACTTCTAACCCTACCGGAGCGCTTATAGGAGCATCTATTGGAAGAGAGCAAGGTGAGACTATCGAACAGCAAAGAGATGCTGCAAACGACGAGAATCAAAGACAGCAATTTAACGAAGAAGTCTTTAGGTTAGCTGAGAGTCTTCAAGGAAGACTTACAGGCAGCGAGACATCGGACTTTGATTTTGACTCATTATCTTTTATTGGCTCTGATCCTAGAACGGAGAGACTTAGAAAGTTAGTACAAGCCTTCTCTACAAGAAGAAATGAAATCCAACAACAAACTTTTGAGCCTGGTTCATCACAGACTAGACTTTCCTTAGTGGAGTAGAAATGCAAGATTTAGTAGAGTACGTAAAGAAACATCATGGAAGATTAAAAGGCGAGAGAGCTAACTGGGATTCCCATTGGCAAGAAGCTTTAGACTTCATTATTCCTAGAAAAAGGAACGTCTTTCAAACTTCTGCAACGGGAGAGACTAGAGGCGAAAAAAGAATGGTTAGGGTATACGACTCTTCTCCTATTACGGCCAACAAGATCCTAGCAGCTGCCTTGCAAGGGATGCTCACTAACCCTGCGACACAGTGGTTTTCTTTAGAGACAGGAGACCCTGAGTTAGATAAGGATGATGATGTAATTGAGTACTTGCAGCAGCTAACCAGGGTTATGATTGATACTTTATCTAAATCTAATTTCCATACAGAGGTGCATGAGGCTTATTTAGATCTTGGAGGTATTGGTACTGCGTTTTTACGTATTGAAGAAGACGACGAGGACGTCGTTAGATTTCACGCTAGACCTATTTATGAGCATTACATATCAGAAGACTACAGAGGGTTAGTAAATGGTTTTTCAAGGGATTATCCTTTAACTGGAAGACAAATAGAAGGTAAATGGAACTTAAAAACTGTAGCTTCAAAGCTTCCTGAAATAGATAGGCACAAAATAGACAAGATTAAGGAAGATCCACTTAGAGAGTGGAATTTTATTCATTATGTGTATCCTAGAAAAGAGATACCAGCTAAATATTTACCTAAAAGAATGACCAGGTTTAACTGGGTATCCATTCACATTATAGAAGAATTAGACATTGCAATAGAAGTTAAAGGCTTTAAAGAATTTCCTGCGGTAGTACCTAGATGGACTAAAACAACCTCAGAAATTTATGGACGTGGTCCAGGCTTAGAGGCTCTACCTGATATAAAGATGCTTAACGAAGCTATGAAAGCGCAAATTAGAGCAGCTCAGAAAACCGTAGACCCAGCGGTTCAAGTCCCTGATGATGGAATGGTTCTACCTATTGCATTGACTCCAGGCGGGATTAACTATTACAGAGCAGGGACTCCTGATAGGATACAACCTATCGAGCTTGGTGGAAGATTAGACATAACAGATGATTTTCTGGAAAAGCTGCGTAATAGAATCAGAGAATCCTTTTTCATTGACCAATTGCAACTTCTGGAAGGTCCTCAAATGACTGCAACCGAAGTGCTGCAACGTACAGAGGAAAAGATTAGACTTCTTGGACCTACTCTAGGAAGATTACACTTCGAGTTTTTAAAACCTCTTATTGATAGAATGATGGGTATTTTAGATAGAGCAAACTTGTTACCAGAGAATGTTCCTGATGTACTAGAGGACGTTGATTTAAAGGTAAGGTTTAGCTCTATGATAGCAAGGGCGCAAAGAGCTAGTGAAGCAGACAATATTACAAGAGTTATTGGTATCATGGGACCTGTTGTTGAGGCACAACCCGAAATTATGGATAATATTGACGGTGACGGTATGCTTCGTTTTGTTGGAAATGTGTTTAGCGTTCCGCATGAAATGTTCAGAAAACGAAAAGACGTAGAGCAATTAAGACAGCAGAGGCAACAAGCTCAACAAGAAGCAGCTGAGCTAGAAAAACAGAAAATGCAATCTGAATCAGCTCGCAACCTTGGAGTAAGCTTAGATCAAGCAGGAGTATAAATGAGCGAAATGGAGAAAGCAGAAAAGAAAATGGAGAAAGCGGTAGCTAATTTAAGCTACCTAAAGCAAGTGTTTGGAACAGAACAAGGTAAAGACTGCCTGTATGAGCTGTGTAAACAATTCCATTATTTTAGTAGCTCCTATCAAGGAGATGTTAACGACACAATATTTAGGGAAGGCGAGAGAAATGTTCTTAATTTTATAATGAACAGACTTGAGCAAAGTCCTAAGAAGATAATGGATGATTTTAGACAAAGATTACAGGAGGAAAAAAATGGTTTTTATTAAATTATTTCTAGTTTTGTTGGTAAAATGTATAACAAATGAGCGTGGTAGCATATCACTTACAGATGGAGGATCAGAACCAGCGCCAGATCCAGCGAGTACAGGAGGCGGTGACGGAGTATCTGATGAAGGAGCAGCTGGGGACCCGAGTCTTAATGATGGAGGATCAGCACCAGAACCTGTTTTTTCTAATCTGCCAGAGGATCTAAGAGATGATCCTTCTTTAAAAGTCTTTATCGACGATAAGGGCAACGTTAACTATGAAAACTTAGCTAAATCTTACGTTCACGCGCAAAGGAAGATGGGCGAGAAAGGTATCCAGTTACCTACAGACGCTTCTACTCCTGAAGAATGGGCAGATTTTTACAATAAGATGAGACCAGAGAGCCTTGATCAATATGAGATCAAGAACTCCCTGGATGATGGGCAAGGATTGGATGAAGACTTGTTTAAAGGATTTAAGAAAGAAGCCCATCAAGTTGGCTTATCGGCAAAACAAGCACAGACTTTAGTCGATTGGTTTAATAAATATAGTAACAGTAACCAGCAGCAGTTAGCGGAGACTCAAACCCAGGCTTACAATAAAGAAATCGAAGACTTACAAAAAGAATGGGGGGAAGGATTTAAAACTGAGCTAAGTACAGCTCAAAGAGCTGTCAAAGAGTTTGCTGACGAGAAAACCCTTGATTATTTAAAACAAACAGGTTTAGACAAGAACGTAACCCTTATTAAAATGTTTAACAAAATAGGTAAGGGATTACTGGAAGATAAATTCGATAGCGAATCTCATGGCCATTTTGGAATGACAAAAGAGGCGGCAATGAAGAAGATGAACGCTGTTTTTGATGATCAAAACCATGCTTATTGGAACTCTCATCACGCTTCTCATGCTCAAGCGGTTGAGGAGATGGCAAAACTTTCTGCGATAGCTAACTCTTGACAAATAAAAGTCCTTTGGTAGCATTTTAAGTATGCTACCTTGGGACAATCGCAGCGCCGATCCTTCAAAGAAGGGAGCAAGGCAAGATCCTAAATAGTTAGGGCAATCCCGCCGAAAATCAAAAATTATTAACACTTTTTTGGAGGAGAGATATGTCTCAACAAATCCCAGTGGCACACGTCAAGCAGTATTCTGCTAACGTATTCCACCTTTCACAACAAAAAGGATCTCGTTTAAGACCAGCTACGCGAAACGAGTCTTTAAGAGGGAAGTCTGGTTTTTACGATAGAATCGGACAAGCAGTAGCACAAAAGAAAACGTCACGTCACAGTGATACGCCACAGATTGATACTCCGCATAGTAGACGTAGAGTTACTATGAGCGACTTTGAGTATGCAGATTTAGTGGACGAGCAAGATAAAATTCGTACAATTTTCGATCCAACTAACCCTTATGCACAAGCTGCAATGTGGGCGTTAGGTCGAGCAATGGACGATGTTATCATTGCAGGCGCTTTAGGTTCAGCTTTTGGCGGCGAAGAAGGTACAGTAGAGATCCCTCTACCTGATTCTCAAAAAGTAGCGGCTCATGATGGGTCAACTACTACTGGCGTTAACCTTAACGTTAGAACTTTAAGAAAAACCAAAGAAAAATTTGATGGCAACGATGTTGACGAATCAATTCGTAAATACGGAGCTATCACTTCTTCTCAATTGCAATCTTTACTTGCTGAAACAGAGACAACAAGCTCTGACTTCAACACTGTTAAAGCTCTTGTACAAGGTGACATTGATATGTTCATGGGATTTAAGTTCATCAGAACTGAAAGACTTGGACGTGCCGCCGCTAACACAACGTACAATGTAAATGACGGTAGCGTAGGTGCTGGGACAGGGACTGTTACAGCTGCTAACTCTCGAAGATGTATTTTTTGGGCAGAAGATGGCGTTCTTCTTGCAATCGGTAAAGACATGAAAGCTAGAATTGGCGAGCGTGAAGACAAGTCTTACGCTACTCAAGTTTATGCTTGTCTAAGTATCGGTGCGACTAGAATGGAAGAAGAAAAAGTAGTAGAAGTAATCTGCTCTGAATAATAACTGAGAGGTAAATAATGGCAACTTTTAATGCAGTAAACTTCCAACTCTCCAGGGTAGACGAGCCCTCAGGGAAGGTAAGTGTAAAAGAGCTTCACGGACGAGTAAGACGTTTGTACGATAGCTATACGTTAGGAGCAGAGCTTGCTGTTAACGACGTTATCAAAGCAGGTGTTCTTCCTTCTGGAGCTAAAATCGTTGACGCTAGAATCGTAGCTCCTGCTGATTCAGCCGCAGGAATTGTTAACATGGGCTGGGCAGCTAACGGAAAAGATGCAGCTGACGCTGATGGACTTTTCGTTGGTGCTGACTTTGGTGGAGCCGCTTTAGATTCTAAAATGGCAGCTACAGTAGCAGGCTACAACAAAGAACTTCAAGCTGAGACAGAGCTAGAGTTAGTATGCACAGAAGCATCTACGGACTCTACTGGTAACGTAATTCAGTGGGAAGTTTACTATATCGTAGACTAACCTTACGCCGTCAGAGGGATTATCTCCATTGTTTCTCTGACGGTTTTTTAATGGAGATTTTATGGCAGCATCAGATGTTGAAATAGCTAACTCCGCGTTAGCTAAAGTGGGAGCAGAGCCTATAACTTCTCTGGCAGATAACTCTCGTAGAGCAAGGCTTATAAACGGACAGTATGAGAAAATTAGAGATAAACTTCTCAGATCTCATCCGTGGAATTTTGCTATGAAAAGAGTAACTCTTACTCCAAACGGAAACACACCTACTTTTGAATACGAGCAGGAATTTGATCTACCTGCAGACTACCTTAGAGGAGTTCGTGAAGAAGACAAGACGATTGATTGGAAGATCGAAGGCGGAAAGCTTTTAGCTAACGAGCAAACTTTTAATCTTTTGTATATTTCTAAAGTAACAGACCCAACTATGTTTGATGCTTCTTTTGACGAACTACTTTCTTTAAAATTAGCTTATGAGATCTCTTACCCTTTAGTTCAAAGTAACACTTTGAAAAGAGAGCTAGGAGAAGAGTACAAAAGAGAACTAAGAGATACTAGATCTTTTGACGCTCAGGAAGGCAAACCAGAAAGACTGGAAGCTGAACTGTTTTTAAATTCGAGGCTTTAATGAGCAAGTTCAACAAAGGACAAACTTCTTTTGTAGCTGGAGAGATCAGCGACCGATCCAAAGGACGCGTTGATTTAGAACAGTACGGACAAGCTTGTGATAGGTTAGAGAACTATATAGTACAAAGGCAAGGCGGAGCCGTTAAAAGACCAGGTACTAGATTCCTAGTGGATTTAGAATCTTCTAGTTTTTTTATTGGCGATAGAAGCATACCCTTCAGCGCATCTAATACAGATGGGTACAGCGTTGTCTTTGACTCTAACTTTGGAAGCATAACTCCTATTAGAATATTTAGAAATGATGGAACTGAGTGCACAGTTAACACGGAGGACTTTTTAAACCCTACTTCTCTAACGGGATACAATCCTAAGAATTGGAAGTACTCACAAGACTCTGATGTTTTGGTACTGACATACTCTGACCCAGGAATAGAAGGCGAGTCGGCAACAACAAGTATCACTAAAGCCACTTCTATTGCTCCTGTGTTTATTTTTAGAACATCTCCTACGGTTTTTAACGTAGTCACTTTTTCATCGCCTTATTTCTTTGACAAGATACCTAGCGTTGGGAAATTAAACCCAGCTGTAAACAGACCTTATTTAGATCCGAACATTGATCCAGATTTAAGACTGTATGTCTCTAACGTAGCTGTTGGAACAGGCAGAGCTTTAGTTATGGTAGATAGGAACTCTATACCTACTCCATTTTTTAAATTAGGTCATACCTTTGGCAGCAGCTCATCGTTTGAGCGAGTAGGAGCTTATTTTAAAGTACAGTCTGGAAGTAGCGAAGGCGTAGCTTTTGGAGAAGATTGGAAAGCAGACATTCTTGTAATGTCTGCTAATATAAATACGGGAACTGATGTCGTTAATGCAACAGCACATGGATACTTAACAAGAGATCTTGTAACTTTAAATGTAACGGGAGGACCAGGAACTACTGACCCTGTAATAGATGGATACCCTCTTACAGCAGACGGTTATGGCCAATTCTACGTTAGATTTATAGATGCAAATAATATAACTTTTCATCCTACTCTTGCTGATGCAGACGCAAACACAAATATTATAAACTTTACTGATGCAGGAGATAGAGGTCTAAGAATCCAAGCAGAGTGTGTCAGTCAAATATCTGCTACCGTAGAAGTAGCTTTTCCCGCAGGAGTAGATACTCCAGCAAACGCTTCTGATAACTGGCAGGAGGCTGCGTGGTCTACTGAGCAGGGTTTTCCTAGAGCAGTAGTGTTTCATGAGCAAAGACTTATCTTTGGTGGAACTCGAAGAAGACCTAGCGATGTGTTTTGTTCAAACATCGGAAATATATTTAATTTTATGGCCAGAAGGCTGCAGCAAGATACTGCTGCTCCAACAGCTTTCGGTCAAACACATACGGGTTTTAACTTCGCTTTATTTGGCGATGTTAAAACCACAGATCCTTTCTCGTTCACTATATCTGCAAAGCAGACGAACATCATTCAATGGTTGGAGAGTCAAAATGTCTTATTACTTGGTACTCTTGGCGCTGAATACACCATTAGCGGAGGGGACCTCACTTTATCTAATGAGTCAGTATTTGTTACCAAGCAAACTGATTATGGCTCTAATAATACTGAAGCCGTCTCTATTGGCGTTGCCACACTGTTTGTGTCAAGGGACGGAAGAAGGGTTAGGAGCTTTAAATTCAATCGTGATAATGGCAGTTATGTTTCTGTTAATCTGAGTATTTTAGCTGATCATATGGTTTTTAAAGGCTTTGACGAGCAGGCTAGCTCGACCCTTAAGAACGTAGAAATTAAAGAGATGCACTACCAGCCTTCCAGAGATACTCTCTGGTGCGTAACTTCTAACTTTGAAGTAATAGCTCTTACCTTATCCAGGGAGAGTAACGTTCAGGCATGGCACTATCACACCACAAGAAGCGGAGACAAATTTAGATCCTTGTCTATTATCCCTTCTCAAAATGGTAGCTACGATGAAATTTGGTGTGTAGTAGAGAGAAGCATCAACGGAGGCACGAAACGTTACCTAGAGAAAATGGGTGATGATTTTGAGCATACCTTTTTGGATAACTCATCGTCTGAAGATGATGACAAAGCCTGGTACTCAGACTCTAGTGTTAGATATGAATTTGTAGGGGCTGGAACTGTTATTACAGGATTAGGGCACTTAGAATCAGAAACAGTAAACGTCTTATCAGGAAGCAGCGTCTATAAATCTTTAACGGTTACAGGCGGGCAAGTAACACTTCCCGAATCTCAAGACGCAGGGACTATAGCTATTGTAGGCTTGCCATACAGAGCAAGGCTTAGGACCGTAGATATAGAAGCAGGTGGCGACTTTGGAGTATCCCAAGGTAACAGACAACGTATTGATAGACTAGCTGTGCGTTTGTATAGATCTCAGGGCGGCGAATATGGTAACTCTAACCAAGCAACGCTCTATCCTCTGGAATATGTAGATAACGAAGTAGTAACTGAGATACGTAGACTAGAATTTGAAATAACTCCTAATATAGATAACCAGGTCGTTTTTGAGCATGATGATCCTACTCCGTTTAACATCGTAGCAATTACCTACAGAGGTGTGAGCTATGATTAACTTGGCCATCTTTAAAAAAGAAGATTTAGACAGTTTTACGTCTAAGGATTCTTTTGAGGATTTGAACCGAGATATGCTTAAAGCTCAACAAAATCCGGCCATAAAAATAGTATCAATGCTAAGAGATGATAAAGCGATTGCTTTTGCAGGCTTATCAGAGCATAGGGTCGGAGCTGGTGAATTATGGCTTATTCCTGGAGTAGAGGTAGATAAATACAAATTAGGCTTTTTTAAAGCTGTATATTCTCTTATCTACGATCTAGCTTTTAAAGAGATGGGCTACAGACGTTTAGAGATAGCCATTTTATCTGGCTGGGAGAAAGGGATAAAGTGGGCGAAAGCTTTAGGTTTTAAACACTCCCATACCTGCGAGGCTTATGATGAGCATTACAGGAATCATGAAATATTTTACAAGGTGGTAAGATGGCAGTCGGGGCAATAGCTACAGCCGCAGGCGTAGGCTTAAATATCTATGGACAGATGAAAGCAGCTAAAGATCAGCGGAAAGCAGCTTCTGCGCAGGCTGACGCAAGAAGAGCTCAAGCCGATGAAATACTTGCAAGAAATGAAATAAATATAAAAGCTCTAAAGCAAGAAGTCGAACAATTTGAAGCAAGGCAGGCAGCTGCTTTTGCTGGCAGCGGGGTTGATATCGGCTCAGGCGCACCTTTAGTTATGATGGAAAATACAAGTAGAGCGGCAAACGCTGAAATAGAAAACAGAAGAAGAGTAGCAGGCTACCAAGCAGAAGCAGCTCTTAGAGGCGCAGCTATAGCCGATCAAACTGGAAGAAATATTGAAAAGAACGCTCCACTACAGGCAGCGGGAACTGGTCTATCTGCGCTTGGTCAGTTTTTAGCAGCTAAAAAATAGAGGGATTTATGCCAAGGATACCTAAAGCAAATTTTAATAGAGGTATATCGAGTGATGTGGGCGTCCAGCCTACGCAATCACTTTCAGAAGCGAGTAGATCAGGTAGGTCCTTACAAGCACTAGGTCAAGGGGTATCTAACCTTGGAAGAGGGCTTACTGTTTTAGAGCAGAACAGGCAGAAGGCTGAAGATGACACATTTATTCAAGAAGACCGGATAACTTATAGAGCTAAAAAAGTAGCGCGTGAAAGAGAGCTTCGTCAGAAAATGGACGGAACAGATGCTAAAGGATACGCTCAGGCTCAACAAGAGTGGATTAAAGAGCAAAAACAATTAGCATTAGATAAAGCTGACAGTAAAGGAAAGCAGGAGTATGTAAAAAGATTTTACGACACTGAAGCTCAAGCTTCTCTTGCAGATGATTCCTCTTACCAAAACACACAGGCTTTGCGCTATAGAATTAACCAATTTGAAAAGTCTAGAAAAGCTAGAGAAAATCATGTTTTTGAGGCTGCTTCATTAAAAGAGTTGTCTATTGCTGCAAATGAACATCTTTTAGATGTACAGAGTTCAAATGTTCTAAGTGCTAAGCAAAAAGAAGATCAGCTAAAACTAGCATCTAACCTAACTGCTTCTACTTTAGATGGTATGTATATGCAGGGAGGACAAAAACTTCTAGAAGCAAAAGCTTTTTTGGAAGGTAAAAGTGCCTATAAGGACGAGCTAAAATTATTAGACGCCAAAGATAGAGCGCGTTTTTTACAGAAAGTTGATAACAAACTACTTTTAGAAAAAAAGAAAATGACGGGTTTAGCGGTAGGGCAATCCAAAGCTTTAGTTGATGCCATAGGACTTAGTACGGCTAAATCTGGGGTAGTAAACCCTTTAATAAAAGATCAAGCGTTAAAAGCCATCGAATCTCTTGGAAAAATAGGTACGCCTAAAGCTTTAGAAGCTAGGGAAGATTTAAAAAACGCTTTAGCTGACGTAGATTTTCAAAATGGTTTAACAGTATTAACCAGAGATGAACTTAATAAAATGACTGATTCTAATATAGCTAATACGGTTCAAACAGACAGTCTTTTAGAAGCAGGATCGGATCTTAAACAAATAAACAGGCGTATAAATAAAGTTAACGCTTATAAAAAAAGAATGGGTGAAGATCCAGGCGGGTTAATAGCTAGTGAAAATCCTACAATCAAGCAAGGGACCCAAGAGTTCTTGGAAATTCAAAAAGCTAGAGGTATTTTAAGTCCTAGAATTTTTTCAAACAATGTAGAAACTACTATAACCGAAACACTTAAAAATTCCCCAAACAAAGCTCAAGCTTTAAAAGAGATACAGTCTCAATACCCGTTGGCAAACAAGGGGTTAGCGCAAATGGCGCAAAAGGATAAATCTTTAGCGAAGTTTGTTCTTGCTACAGAGTTCACAAACCCTATAACGAGAACTGCTATGCTAAATATAAACCCTAAAGAAATTAACAAGTCTTTTGACGCGGCTGATATAGCTGAAAGCGCTACAGTAAAAGATGCCGTCAACACTTCATTAGAAGAGTTTTCTAAGGCATACAATAGAAACGATACCTTCGTAAATGGTATGAGGGAAATTACAGAAGCTATGGTTAAACAGGAGATGATTCGTTCAGGAAGCTCAGATGCCGATGAAATAGCACAAAACATAGTACAAAAAACTTTTGGAAGTGAGTACGTAATAGCTAAATCTAAAGACTCAGCTATTCTTCTAAGCGGAGATATGAGAGAAAATCAGCGTGAAATAGAAACTTTTATGGATACGTACAGCAATCCAAAAAACCTTATGGCCATGAAAGATGATTTAGGTATTAAACTAGAAAATCAAATAAATATAGTAGAAGGTCCAGCGGGAACTTTTAAAAACGAAGAAGAGTTCTTAGAACACATAATTGACTCAGGACTTGAATATAGATTAAACAATACTAGAGATGGTCTAATCCCTGTTTATACTGCGGATAACGGCGCTACTTCTCCTATTTTTGTAGAAGGAGAGGCAGGTCCAATACCTTTAGAAGTTCCTTTTACAGATATTGTAAACGGAGGCAGATTTAATCAAGTGGTACTGGATAAAATGAACGAGCCTTTCTTTACGGGATTAAAAGACGTTAACCCAGATGCTTTTAAAAGGCTTAAAGCTAATATAGAAGCTCAGCGATCTAGAAATATGAAAAGTTTAAGGACTCCTTCAAATGAGTAGAGATAGTCTAGTCCCCGATTTTAACGCTTTTGATCCTAACAATATACCTACGGTTACAAAACCGTCTAGTAGACTGGATATTGCAGGAGCAGCTTTTAATCTATCTTTTAAGCAGGCTGAAACATCTTCTCTTGTACGAACTTTAAAAAACGAAGCTGCAAATAGTGATAAGGACGTAGAAGATCATCAGGCATTAAATAAGGAATACAGACTACCTGTGCCTTTGAATAAGCCTATGTCTAGAGCAAAGTTTGATCGCTTAGTAAAAGAGGATATAGAGAGAAAAAAACTCCAAGATATTATTGCAAACGGAGCTAATGATAATGTAGATGCGATAGTCTCTTTTGGATCAAGCCTAGCAGCTCAAGCCGTAGATCCTATCGGCATAGCTTCAGGGGTAGTAACAGGTTCACTTGCTGCAAAAGTTATGGCAAAAGCGGGGTTAGCCGCTAGAGCAGGAGGAATAGGGACTAGAGTCGTAGATGGTGTAGTAGGTAATCTAGTTGCAGAAGCAGCTTTTGTTATTCCAAACGCCAAACAAGAACAGCAGGATATTGATACATATGATAACTTAGTAAATGCTATATATGGTGGTGTAACTTTTCCCATAGCTTTAAAAGGCTTAGGGCTAGGGTTCAAAGCTACTGCTAAAATGTTTAATCTAATAGAGATGAGAATAAACGCAGGACAAAAACCTTTTGGATCTATCGCAGAGATGGAATCGGTAACTAGAGCAGATCTAGATAAACTTATAGATAGAAAAACAGAGTTAAGTGCAAAATTAGAATCTGCAAGTGAAGATGAAGGTTTTGCAATTAGGCAAGAGTTAGATGCTTTAGAGGATTCTATAACAAAGCTAGATAAAGAAGCATCAGACGAGAAAGGTTTAAGAGAACAGGCTAACTCTAGAGATCAAGACTTGTATTATGACAAAGAAGCTCAAAGAGAAGTAGAGGAATTTACTAAAAACCCCCAGGTAGCTAGTACAAAAGAAGTGGTTGATCAGACATTTACTAGAGAATTAGAGGATACAGACCTTGCAGAAGAAAAAGCTATTATTTTAAAAGATAAGCAAAACTATGAACAAGGGCGTCTTAAAGTAGAAGAAGCCTCTGACATAATAGCAGCTTGCTTAGGTGAGAGGTTCTTAGCATGACCAATAAGCGTTTTGAACAATGTAAACTTAGGCTTAGAGAGACCATTTCAGAGGATCTTATTAGTGACGAGCTTTTAGATGAGATGATGCCTACAATAGCCCAAGCTATACAGGAAGGTAAATGGAACAAGTTTAAAAACGAATTTGTCGAGCTAACTCAAGAACAAAGAGACTACTTAGCTGGTCAAAAATCTCATAACAACAGATTAAACAGAAGGCTTAAAAAAGAAATAGTAAAGCACATTACTTCGGGTAAAAATGCAGAAGATTTTTTTGTGAACTTATACGGAGGCAGTAGGGTGGCAGGAGAGAATAAAAATTCTTTGGCAATAAACGCTGAGTCTTTGTCAAATAGAAATAAAGGATTCTTTCAAGCTCAGCTGGATTCTGAAAACTTACCTACTAAAGTAGCCATGGATAGAATGACAGACCCTAAATATACTCAAGAAATCTTTGACGGTATAGATAAGCTTAATAAAGGAGCTAGTGACTTTGATACGTTATCTCCAGAGATTAAAGCTATCGCAAAAGCGATACGGAATACCCAACAAAAGATTCTTAAAGATTTAAAGGCTAGTGGTATAGAAATTAGAAACAATGACGATTATATTATAAGACAGAGTCACGATAGAGGTAAAATAGGGAAAGCAGGTTTTGAAGCTTGGAAAAATTTTATTCTCCCTAAAATAAATAAAGACAAAACTTTTCCCAACACTAAGGACGTTAAAGGACAAGTTAAAATCTTAAGAGCAGTCTACGATGATATCCTTGGTAACAACTATGGAGGGATAAACCCTTCTAAAATGGGAGCAGCAAGGTCTATCCACTTTGCAGAGGGAAAGTTTGCTGAGTACCATAACCAGTTTGGCGAAGGATCAGTGCACGATATTTTAGCTAGAACTCTTAGAGCAGCTGCAAAACAAGAGGCTTTGTATACACAATTAGGGACTAGACCTAGAGAGATGCTTGATTCTTTAGAAAAGTTTACAGCTAAGCATATAGAAGAAACGCAAGGTTTTGATGCCCTAAAAAAATTTGAAGACAATAAAGAAGCTAGAGAAAAAATCTTAGAAGAAACAGTAGGGTATGGTAGATCTCCAGACGTAACTCTTATAGGTAAAGGATTGGATGCAGTTAAAAACTTACAAATTGTGTCTAAGCTAGGCGCTGCTTCTATTTCAACTGTAGGTGACTTGCCAGTATCAGCTATGAATTTTGCGGCGAAAACAGGTGTTCCTATTTTAAAAGCATATAACGACACCATAAATACTTGGACTAAATCTCTTACAAAAGAAAATAAAAGAGAAGTAGGTCTTTTAATGGGTATAGCTATGGATGATGACCTAAACAGGTTCACAGGCGAGAAAGCTGATGAGAGTATGTTCGGTAAATTTACCAAGCCTATTATGAGTGCTACTCTTTTAAATTACACCACTAAAACTAGTAGAACCGCCTCTGCGTTAGCTTTTGGTAATAACCTTTGGGAAAATAGATTTAAATCAATGGAGAACTTAGACCCCAGGCTAAAAGCTGAGTTAGAATCCTTTGGTATAACAAAAAAAGAATGGGATATTTTGCGAGAAAAAGGTGTAGATGAAGCGGCAGGTTTAGGTGTTATTTCAGATAGAAAGTTGCAAGAAAACAATGTCTCAAGAAAGACTATAAATAAGTATGGCGCTTTTATAACTAGTAATTCTAATTTTGGAGCTATCTCCCCTGATGCTAGGACTAAGGCCATTAGACCATGGGTGCATCCCGACTCTACCGCAGGTAAGTTCTTTTCTAGCATGATGTTGTTTAAAACTTTTTCTCTAAGAGCGGTAGGGGCAATAGATGAAATAATGAAATCTAACCCTAATGCTGATAATTCTACTTTTTTAAGGGCTCTATCTAGTAAGGGAAATGCTCAATTATTTGGTTCATTAATGGTAGGGTCTTTCTTAACTGGAATGGCGGGACTCGCGGTAAGGGATATTGCTTTTAATAAAACGCCTAGGGATTTTACAAAGTCTGAAAACTTAGTAGAAGCCGCGACTAGAACTATAATGCCTTTATGGGGACAATATACTATTCAAGCTTTCAGCGGTGATTACGATAATTTTTATAGATCTTTGGTAAAAGATTTAGCAGGTCCAGTGGGCGGCTTTGCCGACGATACAGCTGCTTTTATTTCCAGCGTTTCTAAAGATATAGCTAGCGATAAACGTTCGGGTAAGCAGTCGTATAATAGAGGACTTAGGCTTTTGCAGTCTAACCTCCCAGGTACGTACATACCTTTTTTAAGACCAGCTTTAGATAAGATTTTTTGGGATGGGCTTTATGAAGCAGGTAATCCTAATTATAGTAGAAGAATAAAAAAACGAATGAAGGAGAAAGGACAGTCCTTTATCTTTTAATGCGCTAGGATACCACAGGAGGGTTAGGCATGGGCAGACAATCAATAGAAGGGTTTTCGTATCAGGGAGCTTTGGAAGATTTTGACACATTAACTAAATTAGCACAAAAACGGTTCGTTACCGTATTACCTTTAGGACCTAATAGATCAGGCTTAGATGTAATTACAAACGGCTTATTTGTAGAGGGACCAGCGGATCGCGTGGTTGAGGCTGGATCTACCGATTCTTTGGTAGTACTAACTGGTCACGACGCTTATGTTGGCCAAGTAGTTAGGCTTAAGACTACTGCTAATACGATCAGACAAAAAGAAGTAGCGATTAAAGAAATTGTAGATGCTAACTCCTTTTTGCTAGAAGGGCGGCTCGATGCTGACCTAACTCCAGGCGATACTTTTGATTTACTTGGTGGTATCTCGCAGACGTTTACCTCATCAGGCGCTCCTATCCAGGGACCTATTCAGTTTACTTTGGATGGCGTAGACGTATCAGTAAATGAGGATACGGTAACTCCTGCTAACAACAGACCTCTACCAGTTAAATTAACAGATATTACAGGTGATATTAACATTACCGCAGGAGATCTGAATGTTCAGCTCTCACATACTGGAGCAAGCGCCGACTCTACTCAGATCGGCGATGGCACAGAGATACTGCAAATATCAACCGCAGGCGAGGCGCTAACTCAGCCTGGAGGTAACGTAGCTGCAAACGCAGCTGATGCCGGTAATCCGGTCAAAGTAGGTGGCGTATATAACGCGGTACTTCCTACTTATGATGACGGCGATAGAGCTAACTTGCACACTGACGTAAACGGACGCTTGCTGGTTAGTGACATTACTATCTCAGGAACTCCTGGGACCTTTGCAGAAGATGCGGCTCATACAGATGCAGACGTAGGTTATCATATGCTAACGGTGCGTCAGGACACATTAGCAGCTTCTACTTCAGCTGACGGCGATTATGGCTCCCTAAAGGCTAATAACCTGGGTGAGGCTTACGTCACAGATACGTCAAATTTAGCTCAAAATACAGCCATTAACGGCAAGCTTGTCGTTTTTGATGCTGACACAGGGGCAGGGACCGAAAACGTTCTAGGATCTAACCTAAGGATAAGCTCTGGCGGTGGCTCTATCGAGGCAAAGGGTCAGCAGACCATGGCGCAATCTATCCCAGTAGCTATCGCTTCTGATCAATCAACGCTACCAATAAGTGCCGCCTCTCTTCCTTTGCCAACAGGAGCAGCAACAGAGACTACTCTAGCTGCCCTAGCTGCGGAAGATTTTGCCACAGAGACAACGCTACTTCTTGGAGCAAGAGAGCTTACCCTAGCGGCAATGAGTGCCAAGCTTCCTGCGGCTCTAGGAAAGCAGACTGCGGCAGCTTCTTTGTCCATTACTCTTTCTTCAGATGAGCAGCTTCCTACTCAGGCAGGACGAACCGCTGTAGGTTTTGCCCGCTTAGACTACTCAGTGACGAACGTTACTACTGGAGCCTATGAGCAGATCATTGCATCCGTACCAGCCACAGCTAACAAGATGGAAATCTTTGATTCTTCTGGGCAGACGCTAAAGATAGCCTTTGGCGCAGCTGCGGCAGAAGTAGATCAGTTTTTGGTATTTCCAGGGGGTAACGGACCTATTGATATTAACGTTCCAGCAGCGACAAGAATAAGTATACAAGCCGTATCAGCTTTAGCTGATGCTGGTGAAATTTCGATCAACTTCTACTCATAAGAGTACTGCCAAAGGAGGCATAAGTGGGATCACCTACAATATTTAAAGGCAATTTTGTCAAGATGCTTAAGAGCCGGTTCGAGGCTTTTAACAATTGGCGAATGTTCATGGATCTAACAGACAATCCAAACACTACAGCTGTAGACGCGAGACGCGGTTCGATCTACATTAGACCAACACTAAATGATCCGCAGCTGTTTATAAAACAAGATGACGGATCTACTACTAACTGGTCTAAGATCAACAAGCTCGATCCGCAGACCTTGGCTTTTATCAACGCTGATGAAACGGACATAGCTAGTGTTTCAACTGGGAACAATGCTGTCTTTGATGGCGGGGGAACTTTTCAAGGGACCCTTTCAAAATCTACTACTGCGGCAGACTTAATTTCTGGGGCCAATGTATTTAAGTGGGTCGGTAATGCTACGGCAGGAAATAATACTAATGACTACGCCGCACATTCTGTAATAGATATTCCGCAGGGGAGTAGAGGAAAGTATCTCGTCTTTTTGGTAAAAGCGAAGTGGGATGGCGGCACTGATAATATGTCGTTTAGGGTAAAAGATACCACTAATGCCAATATCCTGTCTCCTGTAGGTACTGAGAACTTAGGAGCTGTTACTCCTGCCGATAACGAGGCTGCCTTCTATTCTTTTATGTACTTTGTGCCAAGTGACTGCGAACAAGTAGAGTGTGGCTTTCAGTGTACTAACGGGGAATCTTCTAGGACGCTTATTTGGGATGATATTATTTTCACAGAAGATGCTTTTAAAGCTTTTGAACTAAGCTCATCGCAAACGTATACAGCAAATATAGCTAATAATGGGGCTACAGCTTCTATCATCAGACAAGAGCCTACCTTTATAACTACTGTAAATCGTACAGCAGTAGGTAGAGTAACCATAAATTTTCCAGCAGGGCTATTTGTTAACCCGCCTGTAGTAGTGGCCAGTGGTATTGATGCAGCCGCTATAGATCATCAGGTTAACGTACACTCAGTTACGAACACTAGCTGTAATGTGATTTTCGAATCATCCAACCTAGGTACAGATTTTGATGCGGATTTTGGTTTAATAGCCGTTTCGCAAGATCCATCGCAATCATCAGGGGTAGTTGTACGAGCAGCTTCGTTTGCTCCTTCAATGATTAGAACAGGTCCTGCTAGTGGGCATGGAGCGGTAAATACTCACATAAGACGTTTCCCTACCAATGTAGAAGCTATAGGTACTGCAATCGAAAAGGTGGATGATGTAAATAATGGAACCTATTTTGAAGTAAAAGAGAACGGCGTATACCACATGGCATACGTTGATGGCGCTACTGGAAATAACATTGGGTTTGGTATAACTCAAGATACTACAGAGTTTACAACTAACATCTATGATCTAGTTGATAAAACTACTGTTTTGGCTATGTGCCGACCACAAAATGCGTCAGTAAATCCTTATGATACAGCATCAGCTACAAAATATCTTACTACTGGAACTAGAATTTACTGTCACACCGACACGTTTCCAAATCAAGATACCCATGCTTCTTTTACTATCACTAAGATAGGGACTTCTCAGGTAGTAGGTGTTCCAGCTGCGCGAGTAGCTTATTTAAAAGACGTTAAGCCTAGTGGAACAGTAGGAGGGACTTTTACATCTGGCTCTTACCAAACTAGAGTTTTAAACACTTTGGAAGGTGATTCAGAATTTGTAACTCTAGCTTCTAACCAGTTTACTCTTCCTAAAGGTGAATATATTTTAGAAGCTGTTTGTCCAGGTTTTTTAGTTAGTAACCATAAAGCACGTTTGCAGAATATAACAGACGCTCTGACCGTATCTTTAGGATCTTATGCTCAGACAAGCGCAGCTTGTTTAAATCACAGCTTCATTTACGCTAAATTTCAGGTACTAGATCAGAAAACTTTTGAGATACAGCACAGGTGTTCTACGACAAGAGCTTCTGATGGATTCGGTTCAGCAGCTAGTTTTGGCGATGATGAAATATTTACTCAAGTTAAAATAACGAAGGTGGGTTAATGGAATACCAAGGATTAACATTACAACAATGGACAGACGCTATTGCAGGTTACACAGTCGATAGCGTGATAACAAAGCTTGTACCAAGGATTGCTTCTGGTCAGTTTGCCTTTAGCGGAGTGCCGAGCTACGCGACTCTCGTTATGCAAAACAAGCCTATGCTGGATATTTTCGAAGACGAGCTAGCGGAGTTTAAAGTAGATGAGCAGGCTAGAATTGATGCTATCTTTGTAGAACTAAATGCAAGGAAGGCGCTCCAAGATAGGATTGATGCAATCCCAGTGGACTTTATAGAAGTGGCCAGATTAGCTGGCAATAACGAGACCAATATGGAGTTGTTAAAAAAGCGTATCTTGGATGAAAAAGACGAAGCTCTGCTAGCTTCTTTGGAAGCCCAAGTCCCTGCAGCTCAGGTTGATAGAGCTAAAAACAGCGGGATCAATCAAGCCCTGCAAGCCATCGAAGGTGGCAAGCGGATCGTGGCTTATATGAATGCTTTAAATGCAGCTAAGAATCCTACAGCATTGCAGGTTAAAGCCGTACTACAGGACGCGGATTTAAGCCTGATTAAAGCTCTTTTGGAAAGCGGCTCACTTGCTACTGCCAAAGTGGAGATAGAGGCTTATACGCCTAGCGGAATTATCACACAGGCAGATAAGGACGCTATTTTAGCTGAACTTAATTCTCTTTTAGGCTTATGATATAATTCTATTCAGATAGACAGAAGGAGTTGTCATGGAAAAGAAAGGTATCGAGAATACTAAAGAAGTTCTGGTTTTAGGTTTTACAGCTGGCGGCGTTTTAAAAAGCGCAATGGCAGATGGAAAGATCGGGTTAGAGGATTTAGGTCTTTTAATGCAATTAATCCCTGTTGCTGGTCCAGCTTTTGAAGACATTGGCGAAGTCGTCTCTGAGTTTAAAGATTTAGACGAAGAAGAAGCCAAAGAGCTTTTATCTTTTGCAGCTGAGAAGCTTACAGGTGTATTTACTGAGGCTGAAATGGTTGAAAAAATTAATGCCTCTTTACAAGTAGGACTTGCGATAGCGAATCTCGTAAAGGTTCTCTAATGGTTAACACACTTTTATCAATCCTCGGGGCTGGTCTCAGCCTCTGGGATTCCAAAGAGAAAACTAAATACCAGGATAAGTATTTAAAGCTTAGAAAGAGGTACTTTGATGAAGAAAAGAAAGAGCGTCCTGATCATGCTGTGCTTGATAACCTTGAGTTCGAGCTGTACGAGCTTAGTGAAAGCTTCGCCGCCGAGGTTGCAAGATCGAAAGTTACGCTTCAGTAAAGATGCTCCAGTTTTATACTATGATTACTGCGCGAAAAGATTCATCTGGAAGTGCTTAGAATGGGAAACTGAGTACTATGATCTCACCGACCAAAAGACACGCGATAAACTTATTGATATGGGTTTTAACGCTGTTACTCCTTATCGCTTTCGCAAATAATTTTGAGTTGTTCGCTGAAGTTTTCGGGATAAATAAACTCTCCTATACCGCCACTCTTTCTAACCTTTTGCAAATTGTACCATTGTAGCTTTGTTCGCCCTTCTAGCTTCATTCCTTGCTTGGTTTTATAGTACAGCTCCCATTTTGAGCGCTTAAGCTCCCATGCAAAGAATCTGCCGCTTGCAGTACAGCCTATGATGTCAGCAATGCCTCGGATCGAGGCTGCTTCTTTGACGAAAAAATACAGGTTAGGAACTTGTTTCAGCTTCGAGACAACCTGCTTCTTGAAGTCTCTTTCTAAGATCTTCGTTTTCTGCCTGGTATTTTTCTGCTTTCCTACGGTTCGTATCTGCTTCAAGTATGAGTCTACCATTTTCCCTCTGGTATAAGTGAAGATCGTCTTCAAGTGGATAAATAACGTGCATCCACATTCTCTCATAAAATAACTTCAAAGACTCTAGGGCATTTTTTGTCTTACTAAAGTCTGTATTGTTTAAAATATCATCAAATATCTTGTAGTTAATTTCTTCAATTTTTGGCTTATTAGCGTCAATCTTTTCGATGATGCTTTTAAGTTCTCCCTTTACTGTTTTCAATGGACCTCCCTCCAATTTTTTCCAATTTTGTATTCTCCGTCCAAGGCTATTCTAAGGTCAAAATCCTCTCCTGCCTGGACGATAGCATCTACCATGTTCTTACCGATCTGCTCGCAAAATTGCTCCTGCAAAGTTACTACCTCCCACTCATCATGAATGTTAAGTACTTGATAGCAGTCTAGTAAATTTATCTTCCAAAAGTTTATGTTTGCTTGTTTCATGATAACCGCGCCCGCGCCTTGTAGGAGCGTGTTTAGAGCTTTGTGGTCGGATCTAACTAATAGTTTTCTTCCGTCTAAGCCTCTAAGATAGCCTCGGTTCGCGCCTCGTTTAACATCTCTGATAAGATCAGCTAACCCATCGACTCTGGTAACGAATCGGCGTCTTAGCTCCCTGCCAGCTTTCTTATTTTTGTCAGCATTCTTCGTGCCTGTAATAATAGAACCGAGTTTTTCATCGCCCGCTCCATAAAGGAAGGCATAGATAAAAGTCTTCGCATGATCCCTGGTCGGTAGCTCTCCAGCCTGTTGATGCGTTGTATGTATATCGCCAGTAATGACTTCTTTTGCATAGGATCCTCCATCATATTTTGCCATGTAGTGGCCGAGCATTCTGAGCTCTAGGCCCGAGGCATCTGCTCCGATCATCCAGCCATTTCCTGCATGAAATAACTCTCTGCATTCTTTGCCTTTATATCCTCGAACCGAGGGTACTTGCGCTAGGTTTGGCTTGGCGTGAGTGCATCTTCCGGTCACAGCTCCATTGGTATTCACAGCGCCGTGAATTCGCCCATTTTTTACGTGTTTTAGCCAGCTCTCCTTGCCTTCTGACAGATAGCCTAGGACCTTTATGCGGTCGAAATAATCGGCAAATAGCTCAGCCTCTTCAAAATCCATGTCTCGAAGAATCTCCGCTCCTATGCTCGGATTCCCTTTCTTTGTAAAAACCTTGGGACGCCAGCCTTTAGCTTCAAAGTGCTTTATAACCTGGACCCTTGAGCCTGGGTTCGGCGGCGTTCTTTTAACCTTTATAACTTCCACGCCTTTTTTGTAGCCAAGGGTCCTATTATCCCTTTTTGGCACAAACGGCGTTCTCTTTACTACGTCAGACATCAGTGGAAGTAGCTTCTTTTTAAACTCTTGCACATCTGCCGCTACCTCTGTCTGTAGCTCTTTGGCCTTAGCTGTGTCGAAGAGTATCCCGTTTTGTTCTTGCTGATGGATGATCTTTTTAAATTCGTGTTCTATATCTATTGCTCGAACCGAGTAATTTAAACTCATCAGATATTCGTAGAGCTTTTTGGAAACTACCGTATCTTGCTTGCAGTACTTGCCCATCTCAGGAGTATAGGTATCCCAGCCGCCGTCATAGTCTCCTTTATAGCAATCTAGGCGATAACCCCACGCTTTTAGTGAGTGCTTTCCCCACAAAGCTTTAGGGATCTTTCTTTGCCTAGCGTCCTGGTCGAATAGTTCGGTGAAGATAAGGTGAGATACCACCAGGGTATCGTAGATTTTGTTTGTAAATTTGCAGCCGTATAGAAGCTCCAAAAGAGGCACATCGTAGCCTAGTAAGTTATG